CTTTTCTCCCCACACCTCCTATACTCATAAACCCTCCCTCACTCACCCCGTCTTCCTCTCCCCCTGTTTCCCGGTCATCTCCCGTATTGTTGACGTTGCCAACCCCGGTGACGTCGATGAGGCGGTCGAGTGACTCTGGGGACTCTTTACCAATATATCCTGTTCCTCCGTCCACGCCGTCGTCACCATCTCTGGTAACTTCTATGCGTCGGGCGAGTGATTCGGGCAGCTCTTTGGGTTCGGAGGATCCCGAAGATGTTGAAGCCATTGACCCTCTTTATGCGTCAGAGGTAATTCGTTTTGAGCACCCCAATTATGCTCCAACGTTCTCGGCGTTTGACGGTCGTGACTTATATATAAATCCAAATAACATGGAAATTATGTCAATGCCTCATATTCGTCATATGTGGATTGTTATTTGGTTGGCGTTGGTAGGTTTGCCAATAGACTGGTTTTGTATTCCCGTATATACTGGGCATCCGTTGTTAGCAGCGGCCATATCCTTTTGGGCCCAGTACAATTGGAAGGATACAAATCTTAGGTGGCATGATGTGTCTGAACGACTGCGGGAGTGTTCAGCCCATGTCAAATTCACGTGTACTCGTTTAAATGTGCATGCAACTCAGTTGCAACTTGTTACATCTGCTTTCTATTGGAATCAAGAAATGTACCTACCTCTCCATTCCCTTGTTGTGCACTTGAGGATGGTTTATTCTCCTTTTAAGTTTCGATTGTTGTCATTGTTGGTGCTTGGTTTTATTGTTTTTGGCATATATATTTTTAGCATTATTTTAAATCCAATTATTTTAATTGTTAATGTCGTGTATCTTTACCTTATTAATTTAGAGTCCACACTCTTGTATTTAGTTCAGTGGCTGACTGAATTTCTAACACTATTTATTGGGGTACAGTTACAACCCCTAAATCCATCTAGTTGGTTGGCGATCGTCTCGTTTATCGAGGTCAATATTGGCCTTTTATTATTCCTGTTTTGTTACAGGTTATTCGTTAAATGTTTCATGCGGCTTCTTTAGGGCGAATTTATAATGGTGTTAGACCTGTTGTCTTTAAACAGGGGGCGGGGATTGCGGAACCCGCGTGGCCAAAACTGCGTTATGTAGATACCTCAAAAACGATATATAAAAAATTTCAGTTTTCACCAATATTCTACCATAGTTGTTACCAAAACGAACTCGCGTCATTGCGATTTCGTACGTGCGCATCCACCCCAATTCCTGATCCCTCCACCCTGGACAGGTTTTGTGATTTTTTCAAACGGAACATTTTTTCTGTTGTGCCATACAAGCACATTATTGAACTGCCTTTTCGCGAGGCCATTGCTCGCATGCATTCCAGACCTAGTGTTAAACACAAGATAAAACAGGCATGGAATCTTACAAAACACATCAGCCATGATGGCACCATCTCAGGCGAGGACGCCAGAGAATGGACCACGCGTGGAATGTTTGTTAAGGTGGAAAACCTTCTAGTCAATAATGGTGGTTTAGTAGAGGATAAAGTGCCTCGACCGATTCTCCCTGCTAAACCGGAGTTTGTGGCACACACCGTTGGGTGGTCAATGGCATTTCAGGACCATCTCGTTGAAATGCTTGGGAAGTTGTCTCGGTTATGCGTCGCAATAGGCATGACGGCAACAGAGATAGGCGATTGGGCAAACAAGTTTGCTCAGTCTGTCCTCGAAAATGATGTTAGTGCGTGGGATAATTCTATTCATCCCAGGTTGGAAAAATTGCTGCTATGGATGGCTCGGAAGTTTGGAGCACCGCCATTATGGTTGCAGTTGTTTCGTGC